TTTCAATATACGTGGCGGACGAGTATGTAGGACATGCGATCGAGCGAGGTATGTCCCTAGAGGGCTCCAAGCATAGGTTGTAAGTGACATGGCATTCAACTTCCCCGATTATAGGGCGATGGCCGGCGCAATGCAGACCATGGCCAATCCCGGCGTTCAGCAGCAGACGCCCGGCATTAGCCCGCAGGCGAGCCTGGCTGGCTCCGGGCGTGTGACCATGCCGACGCCTCCGGGTGGGATTAACGCGCCTGGCGGGGCCGGTGGCGGCTCCACGGGCATCGGCGACACCATGCCGGCCTCGGGCATACCAGCTCCAGGTGGTGGTGGGCAGGACACCATCATGCGCATTGTACAATCGCTGACCCAGATGCTCGGGCGGCCACCGACGCCGCAGGAGGTGCGTGCGGTCGTCCAGCAGGTCATGAGCGGTGGCGCGCCCTCGGTCCAGCCGATGCAGTCGCCGGCCGTGCCGGGGCCGTCGATGGGGCCGCTGGGCGGCGGTGGATTGCCGATGGCAGGAGCCGGCGGCGCGGTCTAAAGGGTGTGCTTGTGCTTGTCGCGATGGTGGCCGGCTTCCACGGCCTTGCCTGGATCGATGTGCGGATCCGGCGGTGAAGGGCATTTGCCTTTCTCGCGCTCGATGTGCGAGAGCTCGCCGTCGATCTCCTCTGTGTATTTTTTCCAGCTGTGATCGAACGCGGTGCCGCGCTCCTCGACTGCCATATGCTCGGTCGTCGTGGCGGCTTCGTGCGCATGTGAGTAGGGCATGCCTTTGAGCATGTGGCTGCGCTCGCACTGTTCGTGCACGGCGAGGAATTCCCAGAATTTATGCGGCATGCGGTAGTCGACATAGGTCACGCCGGGCTTGCCGCGTGAGGATACGGCGCCGGAGCGCACGGTGTACCTGTTCTCGACAACGCCGGTGCTGACACGTTCGCGCATCGTGATATATTGCCGACATGGCGATCACCGAGCAAGAGAAAGAACAGCTGCTCAACGACGCCCGGATATTGCGCCGGGCTTCGCGCCTGTTCGACGTGGTGGGTGAGATGGCAATAATCTCCACACTCATCCGCAAGGCCGAGCAGCTGCAGAACAGGGCGTGTGAATTCGAGGAACCGGCCGTGCCATATGACAATCCGCCGGAGGTAAAGCATGCCGATTGAAACTGCTGACATGGACGACCAGTCACTGTTCCAGGCCGCGATCGCGGACGAGGCGCCGGCCGCACCCGACACCAGCATTCCCGATGTACCGCAGGATCAGACCGAGGCGCCTCCTCCTGGCGAGCGGCGGCGCGATGCTTCTGGTCGATTTGCTCCGGCTACTCCTGAAATACCCCCTGGTGTTACCGGACAGCCGGGTGCGCCTGCTCCCGCGCCGTCGCCGGATGGGGCTGAAACGGTTCCCTCCTGGCGGCTGCGCGAGGAGCGGGAGGCGCGTGAGGCGTATGCCAGTCGGCTGGCCGAGCGCGATAACCAACTCAGCCAGGCACTCAATTATCTGCGTCTTTTGCAGCAGCAGCAGCAGGCCGCGCCAGCGCCGCAGGCCCCTGACCCGATCCTGGATCCGGCCGGCTATTCGCAATTCAATCAGAGCGCGCTGCAGACGGTCGAGCAGCGGTTTGCCAATCAGCTGCGCACCATCCAGCTGGAGAATAACCTGCAGCTTACCCGCATGCAGGTCGGCGAGGAGATATTTGATGATGCCTATGCGGCCTTCATGGATGCCGGTGGCACCGACCAGGGCTTTGCCCGCTCGATCGTGAATTCATCCAATCCTGGCGCGGCCATGGTGAACTGGTACCGGCAGGCCACGACCCTGCAGCGGATTGGCAATGATCCCGAGGCCTATCTGCGCTCGCACGAGGAGGCGTTGCTCAACGATACGTCTTTCCTGCAGCGCGCGGTCGAGCGTGCGCGTGCGATCGCGGCCAATCCGGCGGTACGCGGCCAGGCACCGGGGCGAGCGGCGAGCTCCACTCCATCAAATGTGGTGGTACTGCCGCCGTCGCTGCAGAACATCCGCGGCGGCACCACAGCCGAGGCGGGAGCTCCCGGCGGCGAGCATGATCCGATGAGTGATGCCGCACTGTTCAATCAGGCATTGCGTCCGGCCGGCAAATAGGCATAGGCTGCAGCCTCGCCCCGTTGAGCGAAATCAACGAAGACTAAAGCGCCTGCTCCGAGCGAAATCGCGAGCGTCGCCTGATTGCCGCGACAGGCAATCGCTCCACTGATCACAGCAACGTCGATCGGACGACTATCGATGTCGTGCGCTCGCGGGAAACAGGAGTGGCGGCGCCATGGCGCTCTCAACAGTACAGGCTAATAATAAGCTCGTTCAGTACACCCAGCAGATCAACCGGGAATATGTGCGTGAGAACCTGTTCTCGCCCTACATGGGCGAGGCCTCGAACGCCATCATCCGATTGAGAATGGAGACCAAGCGCGGCGGTGAGCAAATGAACATCCCGCTGGTTGCGCGCTTGATCGGCCAGGGCAAGTCGAGCGGCACGCTGGTCGGCTCGGAAGAGGCGATCGACGACTACGGCTACCGCATCTACGTCGACTATGCCCGCAACGCGGTGAAGACCAACAAATACCAGCAGCAGATCGATAGCGCCGATGTGTTTGGTGAGGCACGGCCGCTGCTTGCCGATTGGGGCAAGGAGCTGCAGCGTGACGAGACGATCGGAGCGCTGATGGCATTGCCGGCGGAGTCGGCTCCGGCCGGACTTGCATCCGATGCCGGCCAGCGGATCAACGGCATCTTGTACGAGGACGCCACCGCGGCGCAGCGTAATACCTGGAACACGGACAATCAGGATCGCATCCTGTACGGCAATACGACCGCGAACTTCAACGCCGTGCACGCCACTGCGCTTGCCAACGTCAATAATACCAACTCGGCTGTGCCGGTCCCCACCGATGGCGTGTGCACCGGCCAGTCGGTGCAACTGCTCAAGTATATCGCCCGGCACTGCTTCCCGCGCATTCGGCCGTTCAAGATCGAGGACGGCAGGGAATATTTCGTGCTGTTTGCCGGCGGCCTGCCGTTCCGCAATCTCAAGCGCGATCTGCAGCTCGTGAACAAGGACGCCAGGCCGCGTGAAGGCCGCGCGATGAACGATAATCCGATTTTTCAGGACGGCGACCTGGTATATGACGGCGTCATCATCCGGGAAATTCCGGAAATCGATGAGTTCGTCGCGCAGACCTGGACCTCGCTGCTCACCGCCGGCGCCGCCAGCGTGCGCGTCAATCCGGTGTTTCTGTGCGGGCAGACTGCGCTGACGTTCGCCTGGGGGCAGATGGCCAAGCCGACGTTTTTGCGCGAGGACGATTATCAATTCTACACCGGCGTTGGTGTGGAAATGTGTTATGGCATCGGCAAGGTGTTCAAGAAAGTCCCGAAGACCGGGACCGCGCTCAAGCAGTGGGGCGTGGTGACCGGGTTCTTTGGCAACACCAGCACTTGAGATAAGGAGGTCAGCAAATGGGTCTGCGTCCTAATGTAGTATTCCCGCCCAAGTACTATCCGACGCTTGACAGCGATGTCATGTATCGGGGCGAGGTGAACTTCAACTCGCCCGGCCTCGTAGTGGCGGGCACCACGCCAGTCAAGATTGGCCGGCTGGCGATCGGCAGTGAAATCCTCGCTGCCAAGATCAAGGTGGTCACGCCGTTCGCCGGCTCGACCACCGCGACCGTGTCGATCGGTACCAACTCGCCGACCTACAACAACATCATTGCCGCGGTTGATGTGACCGCGGTGGGCGGCACTACCATCACCGTGGCCGCCACCGGCTTGCAGCTCGACACCTCGACCACCGAGCTCGATGTCTTCATGGCGCTGGCACAGACCGGTGCGGCGGCCACTGCCGGCAAGGTGCGCGGCTTCCTTGACGTGGTCAATTACCCATGACCAGGCGGGTCGTGACGTGGCTGGGCGAGGATCTGGTTGACGAGGGGACCGGGCAGGAGGTGCCCGGTCCCTCCTTCAACATCTGGGGCGATACGCTCACGCGGGCACAGTTCAAGTTCGCCAAGGGCGAGGGCGTCGTCGTCGACGACGAGGAGGGGCCGGTCGAGCTGCGCCAGCTCGCGCGGCACATCATCGAGGTGGCGGACACCAATCAGCATTACACCATCGAAGAGGAAGTGATCGAGCCGCCACCGGAGGAGCCATCACCGGAGGGGGATGATCCGCTGCCGTGGGAGGAGGATGAGGAGGAGCATCACGCGGCGCGCACAAGGCATGTGCCGCCAAAGCGCAAACCGAAGAAATAGATGCAAACCGTCTACACTGACCGCGATACGCTCATTCAGCGGGTGCTGGAAAAACTCAAGGTTGTCGCGGTCGGTCAGCCGGCATCGGCTGCCGAATACGAGGCGGTCGATCAGCGGCTCGACTTTATCCTGACCGAGATCGCGGCGCGCAACATCGTGACCGTGTTCGATACCAGCCAGATCCCGGCCGAGATCCTGGAGGCCCTGGCGGGCGTGGTGGGCCGGCATACGGCCGCGCTGTTCTCGATCCAGGAGCCCGAGCTCGGGCAGCTGTTCATGCCCGAGGAGCATCCGTACTCGCCCGAGAACCGCTGCCGCGCGATCGTGCGCTCGCGGCCACATCGTGCGCCCGCGGTTGCGGATTATTATTAGATGTCGCGCCATGCAGATAGATTTTCCCACATCGAGCTATCCGGGCACGATACCGCAGGAGGGAGCCGGCCGGCTGATTAACGCCATTCCGGAGAAACTCGGCGACGGGCTCAAATACATTCGCTCGCCGGGCGTCATCCGCTGGGGCACGACACCGCCTGCCGACAACGTCACCAACTTCCGCGGCGCCGCCTTCATGAACAACACGCTGTGGGTGGCCTATGCCGAGCAGCTGTATTACACCACGGCGGCGGCCGGTAATATTTTCACCAAGGTGCCATCGGGCGCACCGTCATCGCTGATCGGCAGCGATCCGGTGTTCTTTGCAGTCAATCAGAAATCGCCAATACCGGACATGGTGGCGGTCAAATCCGCGGGTGGCGCGTTCGTGATCACGCCCACCAGCATCACCGACTATGGTTCGGTTGATACTGATCTGCCGAGTGCCACGACGGTCGATGTCTGTTTCGGGTTCGGCTTCTTCTTTTTTGCCGTTGTCGACGGCCGGTGTTTTGCCAGCGGGCTCAACACCACGACCATCAATGCGATCGATTTCACGACCGCGCAAGCCAAGAGCGATCGCTTGTATCGCTGCGTGTTCTTTCAGCAGCAGCTGTATCTGATCGGCCCTGACAGCATCGAGGTATGGGGCCAGCCGGTCAACGCGGTCGGGTTCCCGTTCAACCTGGTGGCGGTCATTCCGCGCGGCATCCTCAATCCGCGCTGCGTCACCGGGCATGAGAATGGTTTCGACCTCGGGCTTGTCATTCTGGCGAGCAACAACGAGGTAATGCGGCTCAACGGCTTTCAGCCCGAGCGCATATCCGAACCCGATCTCGAGCGTGCGATCGCGCGCCTGACCGACAAGTCGACGATCGAAATGACGTCGTTCGCGGCCGGCGGGCACATGTATCTGAAGGTGAAATCACCGCTCTGGTGCTGGATCTACGATTTCTCTGCCGGTTCCTGGCATGAGCGGGCGAGCTATCTGTCAAATACATCGCGGCTCAAGCAGGCGGTCTATTGTCCATTTCCGTCGCCCGCTGCATCGGTGTGGCTGATTGGCGACGAGAACAGTGCCGATATCGGCTCGATCAGCGGACGGTGCTTCACCGAATTCAACAATCCGCTGGCGTGGGTCATGCACAGCAAGCCGGTGACCGGGTTTCCCTCGCGCGTGGTGTGCGGCCCGGCACATTTTCATTTCGTTCCCGGCACCGGCAATTACGATCAGCCGATGATAGCGATGGCCGGCGTGGCAACGGGAAATCCATTGGTCGTTTCGACAGTGGGGCTGCACAATCTGATCGTTGGTGACACGGTGTTCTTTACCGGCATCGTCGGCATGGAGAAGCCAGCCGGGGTTTCACAGATGAACGGCCGGCAGCTGCTGGTCGCTGCGCCAATCAATCCGACCTCGTTTGCTGTCACCGATCTCAACGGCAATGCCATCGATAGCACGGCGTGGAGCGCGTACACGGGCGGCGGGACAATCCGCAAGCAGAATGTGCCGCGGCAGCAGAGCAATCCGATCGTGGAGATCAATTGGAGCGATGATGGTGGGTTGAACTATCATCCATCACAGGCGCGCAATCTCGGTGCGCTCGGTGACAGCACCAATCTCATTCGTACCTATCTGACCGGATCAATCTCGCCATACGGACGCGTCTGGCGGCTCGTCGTCACGGATCCGGTCTATGTGAGTTTTCTTGGCGGGGAGATGCCGCGCATCGGCAAGCGCGCTGCAGCGTGAGGTGAGCGATGCCGACGACCTCGAAATATCAGCAACTGCCGCCGCGGCCACCGCACAACGTGCCGCCGATCGATCCCACGACCGGGCGCTGGCATCCGCTGTGGGAGCAATGGATCCAGGCGGTCGAGCAGATCGTGCGCGAAACGCAGAGCAAGGTGTAGCCATGTCGTTCATCAGCGACCTGTTTACAAATCAACCGGCGCAGCAGGCTGCTGCCGACACGACCAAATATGCGTTGCAGGGGCAGACCCAGGGCCTGGATGCGCTCACCGCGGCCAAGAACGCGGCGCAGGGCTATTACGGCGGCGCAATCAATACGCTGGAGCAGGCAAAGAATTACTACTCGCCGATGCTCCCCGGTGCGCAGGGGGCATGGCAGCAATATGCCCAGCTCGTCGGCGCGGCGCCGGAGAGCACACCAGGCTCGGTGCAGGCGACGCTGGAGAGCCAGCCTGGTTTTCAGACCGCGATGGACCTCGGGCTGCAGGCGGCAAACCGGACCTCGGCTGCGGGCGGCATGGGCGCCTCGGGCAATGCGATTATGTCGGCAATGGATGTCTCACGCGGACTGGAAAGTCAGAATATCAATCAGTATGCGCAGCGGCTCCTGGCGATGGCCGGTTATGATCCCTCGATCGCACAGTCATTGTCCGGCATCAGCGGCGCACAGGCAGGGGTACAGGGCCAGCAGGCAGCTGCGGAAACGGCGTACGGCGGCAACGTCGCGGGCCTCGACGTCAATACGGCAAACGCGATCGGGACGGCGCAAGCCAATGCTGATCTCGCCAAGGCGCAGGCGGCATCCAATGTCTGGAGCGCAATCATGGGTGTTGCCGGACTGGGCGTAAATGCGGCCTCTGCCTTCATGCCGAAGAAGCTCACGATTGCCGGCATCCCGGCCGCCGGCACGACGACGACGACGGGCGGATAAGCCATGGCAGCAGGTCCAGGCTGGGGTCCGCCCGCAATCGATGCCGGAGCAATCTCGGGATTGCTCGATCCGTTCATCAAGCGGCAAAAGGAGGAGCGCGCCGCATCGTCACTCGCGCAGGGCATGAAAGCATTGCAGGCCGGCGACATGAGCGGAGCCGCGGCGGCGATGGAGGGGCTCGCGGCAGACAGTCCGACGCTCGCCGCCCATATGATGGCTCAGTTCACGGCGCAGCAGCAGCTTAATGAGACCAGACAGCAGCACGGTGTTGAAACCTACTACAAGGGAATAACGCCGCATGTGGTTGGCGAGGGACCGTTTGGCAAGGACTACGAAAAGCCTGGGTTGCCGCCCGGCTACAAGCTGCCCTTTGGAGCATCAGCGCAGCCTGGCGCGACTGGCGCAACGGTGCAGCCGCAGCCAACACAGCAGGGAAGCGTCAATTCGCAGCTGATTGCCGCGTTGCGCAGCGGCAAGACCGGCGATGAATTCCTGGCAATGGTGCCGGCGGAATACCACGGCCTGATCAAGCAGCTCGCCAACTACGAGCAGGATCCGCGGCGCTATCAGGCGATGGGGAAGAACGAGATCCTCGGGCTCGCACAGGCCTACAAACCGGATTACCAGCCGGGCAACTATGAGTCTGTCAGACTGACCAAGAGCGGCTTGCAGCAGGGCACTCCGAACAGCACCGGCGGCCAGGTCAAGAACCTGAGCGTGGCGAGCCATCATGTGGAAGCGCTGTATCGGCTGCGCGACCTGATGACGGAAAACCATGTCTCTCCGACCGACAGTGCGACCGTCAACAGATTGCTGCAGGTCGTGTCCAAGGAATTCAATGACCCGACGCTGGCGAGTTGGGATGCATTGCGTGCAGTAGTCGCGCCGGAGATCCAAAACGTCATCAGTCAAGGGAAGGGTGGCACCGGACACGAGCGCGAGACACTGGCAAGGATCCTGGCACCAAACTCCAATGCATCATCCTCCTTCGCTGTTCTCGATACGCTGAAGGGAGCAATGGCGCCGCGGTTCGCAGCGCTGAAGCAACAAGTCGATCAGGGTTTCCATGGCTCGATGCCGTTTCACTACGCTGGGTATCTCCTTCCAGCGGCCAAGCTGAACACGCTGGAGGCAACCGGTGTCAATGTGGCCGGGCTTACGCCAAAGGCAGTCGAAACGTTGTTTCGAAACCGCGACAAGCCGAATGCGCTGAAACAATTCGATGCACAATTTGGCGAGGGCCGTGCCGAGGAGGTGCTCAATGGCCTCCGATGAGCAGATCGATTTTGGTCCGGTGCGCCCAGGTTTCGTGAAGGCTGAAAAGAAGCCTGAGACCGAGAAAAAAAAGAGCGAATTCGATTTTGGTCCGGTCGCGCCGGAGCGCAAGCCGGTCAGCGTGAATGAGGTCGGCATGCTCGAAGCGGCGGCGCGTGGTTTTGGCTCCGGCGCTACCTACGGCTTCCTGCCGCAGGTCATTGGCGGGCTGACGGCGGGAGCGACGACTTCGCCGGATCTGACCGGAATGCCGGAGCTCGGTGGTGGGGTTTCGGAAGAAGATCTGAGGAAGATGGGCGAGACCTACAAGCGGGTGAGCACGGAGCAGCGTGCGCGCCAGCAGGAAGCCGAAGCGCAGCATCCTTATGTCTATGGCGGCGGCGAATTTGTCGGCGGTGCAGTGGCGCCGGTGCCGGTGCCGGCAGGCTCGATCGCCGCCAGGCTGGTTGTCAATCGCCTGGGTCGCCGGATGATCGGTGGCGGGATAGCCGGTGGCGTGGGTAGTGCCGCGCAGACCGTGGGGCAGTCACAGGGCGAGGCTACGCCCGGCGAGGTTGGCCTGAACGCCTTGATCGGAACGGGCGTGGGAACCGCGTTTCCGGTCGTTGGCAAGGCTATCAAATACCCGGCGACGGCGGCGATGGAAAAGCTCGGCATCGGCCGGCTGCCGATCGCGCGCGACGTCGAAGGCGAAGCGGCGCGCGAGATCCAGGTGGCGCGCACGGCGGCCCAGGCCGAGCGGCAGGCCGTGCAGGCGCAGGGCTACGAGCCGCATATGTTGCCCGAGGGTGCGGTCGGCACCGGGGAGGCAATGCCGATCGACGTCTTGGGCGCCAGCGGACGCGATCTGGCGCGCGCCGCCAGCAATATCTCCCCGACTGCGAGTGGCATCCTGCGGGGTCCGCTGGAGGCGCGGCGCGCCAGCCAGGCAGCGCGTTACGAGGCCGAGCTCCCGGCGACGCAGACCGAGCACATCGGCGAACGTCGCGAGCAGCTTGCGCGTGCCAATCCAGAGACTACGCGCGCTTATGACATCGCGCGCGAGCTCGGTGACGGCCGGATTGACCTGCAGACACCCGGCATGCAGCGGCTGATACAGATGCCGACCGTGATGGCGGCGTTCCGGCAGCTGCGCGGGCAGCTCGACGACGCGCACCAGGTGGATACTTTCCTGCGCGAGACCCGCGGTCTGCCGGCGCGATCGCAGCCCAGCATCCAGGATCTGGCGGTATGGGATCTGGTCAAGCGCAATCTCGATGCGCGCTACAACCGGATTGCCGGCAAGGATCCTGGGCGAGCTCGCACCATCGATGCCGAGCGGGGGATCCTGCGCGATGAAATGGACCGGCAGGTGCCCGAGTATGCGCAAGCGCGAAGCTCGGCACGCGCCGATATCATGACCCGCAATGCGCTCGAAGAGGGCCGCGCGTTCCTGACCAAAGGCGATATCTACGAGACCCAGCACGCAATGGCGGAGATGCAGCGCTATGCGCCTGGCGCAGTGCGCGAATTCCAGGAAGGGTTCGTACAGGCGCTGCGGGAGCAGGCGCGAAGCAAGGCCACGGCCGGTAATCTGTTTGCTCAGATCAAGGACAATCCGAAGTTGCTGGAACGCATGCAGCTGGTATTGGGGCCGCAGCGGACCGCGGCGCTGGAGCAATTGCGCCATCGTGAGACCATCATGCAGTCGGCGCTGGAGGCAGTCGTAGGCAATTCAACCACGGCGCGGCAATTGCTCAATGCGGCGCGGGCATCGGGCGCGGGCGCCTTGGCGACGCCTATCGCGACTGGGGCTGCCGTGACAGGTGCTGATTGGCTGCTCGATCTCAGCCACACCTGGATGACCAACGGATTGAGCGTCGGGCTTGCGGCCAGGGGCTTGCAGATGGCGCTCAACCGGCGCGGTATTACGGCCGACCGTCAGGTCGCGGACCGCATTGCGCAGATGCTGGTCTCGCGCGATCCGCAGCAACTCAGCCGGCTGGCGGCGATCGCCAATCGGGTGCCACCGCTGCAGCAGGCGTTGAGCAGTCTCACGGACGTGGCGACACAGGCTGTGGCCAAAGGCACTGCAGCGATATTGCCTGAACAGAGGGCGGCGCAATGAGCGGCATCATCATGCTGTGCGGGCAACAGCAGCTCGACAACCAGGGCGATCCACTGGTTGGCGGGCTTGTCTACATGCTGCAGTCCGGGACGCTTATTCAACAATCCGGTTTCCGTGACGCCGCGCTGCTGAATGCCTGGCCAAACCCATTGCAGCTTGATGCTTCCGGCCGGGTGCCCCTGATCTGGTTTGCTGATGGCACGATCCGCATCCGTATTACCGATCGCACCGGCATCGTGTTGTTTGATGCTGATCAGCTGCCGGTGCTGGGCTCGAGCTCGGGTGGCGGCGGTGGCGGTGGAGGCACTGGTGATCCCAATGCACAGTACATTACCGGTGATCTGAAATTGCGTTACGGCACCGGTGTGCTGGCCGGCTTCGTGCGCGCCAATGGTCTTACGATCGGCAACACTGGCAGCTCGGCAACGGAATTTGCGGATCCAACGGCGCAAAATCTGTTTCAGTATTTGTGGAACCTGAACGATAACGTTGACTTGCCGGTGTTTCCCTCGCGTGGTGCGAGTGCGGCTGCGGACTGGGCGGCAACCGGGCCGTGGAAAACGATCCAGTTGCCGGACTTTCGCGGGCTGGTCCCGGCCGGGCTCGACGATATGGGGAACGCGCGGGCTACCCGGCTCACGAATTTCAACTTCACCGGACCCAAGGATGCGATTGTGCTCGGTGCCGCGGCCGGGCGGCAATTCATCCAGCTCACAATAGCGCAATTGGCGGCGCACAATCATGCCGCCTTCATATTCGACCCGACGCATACGCACGGCATTTCTCCCAGTACTATTCGCAACCAGGCTAGCTCGGGCGCGAATGTTACCGGGGGTGCCATCGGGCTGGCGCTGCCCACCGACGTACCGGCCTCAATCGCAGCCGCTGCCACGGGCGTGCGGGTGACGGATGGATCAACTCTGGATGTGACGGGAACTCAGGGCTCGTCGCAGCCGATCCAAAGCGTACCGCCGATGCGATGCATCACTTATTACGTGAGGTTGTGAGATGGCGTACGGCGGGTTTCTCAGCGAAGTCAGCAACCGCGCCAGCTGGATCGACGTGGTCGAGGTTACTGATCTTGAAGACGGCTCGCCGATCGACCTGACGCAGGCGCAGGAAATTGTGGTGCAGGTCGTGTCGCGCATCTATGACAACTACTATCGCTACGATTACGGGTTCGGTGTTGGCGGCTACACTGGCGCCTGGCAAATCATCGCGACATTGTCGGGTGGCAAGATCGTGCTGATCCAGCCCGGCATGTTTCAGTTCTCGTTCACGCGATCGGAAATGAACACGCTGCCGGGCGGTGACTATGATGTCGGCATGACGATTACGATCGATGACATCACCACGGAGATCTTTATCGGGCAGGTGCCAATCCGCGAGGGTATCGTGACGATACAGGCAGGTGCGGCATGAGCATGTTCCCCTCTTCGCGCCCCAACATTGGGGTGCGGGTTCTGAGCAAGCTGCCGGCGACATTGACTGCCAGCGGCGGGCTCGCAGTCAGCAAGGTCGGTGGCGTCTGGACCTTCATGCCAGACTGGAGCCAGCTCCAGCTGATTACACCGACGGCGACGCTCAGTCCGGCCACCAGAGAACTGTGGGTCCGCGATCCGATTGCAAACATTTACAACCGCATGACGCTGGCCGGTCTCGGCCAGGCGCTGTGGTGGGGCACGTCTTCGACCTCGCTGCCGATCGCAACCGGACCGGCGACGTTCACGACACAGAGCGGCAAGGACTGGATGCCTGGCATGTTTCTGCAGGCAAGCAGTGCATCGTCGATCACCAATTTCATGGTCGGTCAGGTGACGAGCTATGTCGGCAACCTGCTCACGCTCAACGTCACTGCGAGCTCCGGTTCTGGCTCGCATGCGGACTGGACACTGATCCCGTCGGGGGCAGGTGGCGGTGGCGGCGGTGGTGGTGGCGTGACACCAATGGCCGTCAACATCCAGACCTTTCCTGCGTCCGGCACATACACGCCATCGCCGGGGATGTCATACGCCGTCATCGAGTGCATCGGCGGCGGCGGCGGTGGCGGCGGGACCATTGTCGGCGCCAACGTTTCCTGGGGCGGTGGCGGCGGCTCGGGCGGGTATTCACGTAAGGTCATGTCGGCGACGGTCATCGGCGCCTCGATGGCGGTCACGGTTGGAGCAGCGGGTTCCGCTGGCGGCCCAGCCGGAACGGGCGGCGCCGGTGGCGACAGCAGCTTTGGTACATTCTGTGTTGCCAAGGGCGGCCAGGGCGGTGCGGGTTTCACTCCTGCGTCATCGACCCTCGGCTCATTGACGGGGCTCGGCGGTGTTGTCGGCACGGGCGATGTCGTGGCCGGCGGCGCGCCGGGGGACAAGTCGGGAATGGGCACGCCTATCGGCGGATCCACGGCGGTTGGCGGGAGCAGTGCGCTCGGTGGCGGCGGCGCGCAGATGATGCCGGGGGCGAACCAGGGGTTCGCGGGCCTCGATGCGCTGAACTACGGTTCTGGCGGCGGCGGTGGAGTACAGAGCAATGGTGGCACCCCCGTGGGCGGAGGAAAGGGCTCCGCTGGTGTGGTCATCATTACCGAATTCATCAGCGGCACCGGTGGCGGCGGGAGCGGGACGGTCAACTCCGGGACTACCGGTCAGCTTGCCTTTTATGCGGCTTCCGGGACTGCGGTAAGCGGTGCGTCCGGCGCGCAGGCTACCGCGGCGCTCAATATGTTCACTGCCACGCTGCAGGGCGTGGTCCCCTTGTCGGGTGGTGGTACCGCCAATTTCCTGCGTGCGGATGGAGCGTGGGTGGCTCCTCCAGGCGGCAGTGGCGGCAGTCTTACGGTCGGCACATCGCCAATCAGCGGCGGCACTTCTACACGTGTGCTCTACGATAATGCCGGCGTGCTGGGCGAGTACACTAATGTCCAGCTGACCGCGTTGATGCAGCTGTTTACCACGGCGCTCAGTGGCGCTGTTCCTTCGTCCGGTGGCGGTACGGTCAATTTTCTTCGTGCTGACGGTTCCTGGGCTGCTCCTGCAGGCGGCGGCAGTGGGACGGTAGGAGCGGGAACAACAAATCAGATTGCTTTCTACAGCGCGAGCGGAACGGCGGTTCAGGGCGAGACCCTGCTGCAGGCGGTCAACATGCCTGCGTTCACCGGAGACGTGACCAGTCCAGCTGGATCTTTGGTGAACACCATCGCTGCCGGTGCGGTGACCAACAGCAAACTTGCCACGATGGTGACGGGCACCATCAAGGGAAACAACTCCGGCTCTACTGGAGCGCCGCTCGATCTGACGTCGACACAAGCAACAGCGATGCTCAACCCGTTCACCTCCACACTGCAGGGTGTGGTCACGGCGAGCGCAGGTGGCACCACGAACTTTCTGCGGGCAGATGGAGCCTGGGCAGTCCCTGCGGGCGGCGGCAGCGGAACGCCGCTCTCCATAAGCGTTCAGACTTTCACGGCGTCCGGTACCTATACGCCTACTCCCGGCACCGCTTACGCCATCGTCGAGTGCGTGGGCTCCGGTGGTGGAGGTGGTGGCTGCGCTGTCAGCGCCGGTGTCACCTGGGGCGGTGGCGGTGGCTCAGGTGGGTACTCGCGTAAGATCCTCTCCGCGGCGGCGATCGGGGCCTCGCAGACAATCACGGTAGGTGCAGCTGGCGCCGGCGCAACTTCCGGCACCGCTGGCTCAGGTGGCTCAGGTGGCGATGTAAGCTTTGGCACGCTCTGTATAGGCAAGGGCGGCCAGGGCGGCGCTGGCTACACAGGATCCGGCATCGGCGATGCGACAGGGGTTGGTGGCGTTGCTGGGACTGGCGATGTTACGGCAGCGGGCGAGACTGGTGGCAAGTCAGGTGCGGGCAACACTGCTACTGTTCCATCGGCATATGGCGGCAGCAGCACCTGGGGTGGTGGCGGCGCCCAGACAATTCCTGGGGCAGCAGCAGGAAACGATGGGCTTCCAGCCAGCAACTACGGATCAGGCGGCGGCGGCGGTATCCAGAACGGTGCTGCAACGCCTCCCGGTGGTGGCAATGGTTCTGCTGGCATAGTCGTCGTCACCGAGTTCAGCGGCTTCGGCGGCACCGGGACGGTCAGCTCGGGGACTGCCGGCTCGCTGGCTTACTACTCGGCGACCGGGACTACCGTAGTCGCTGCGACCGCAGCGCAGGCAACCGCATCGCTCAACGTCTTTACCGCGGCGCTGAAGGGGCTTGCACCGCTCTCCGGAGGCGGCACTACTAATTTCTTGCGGGCTGACGGAACGTGGGCAGCGCCTGCTGGAGGCGGCGGGGTCAATGCGGGAACTATCAATCAGCTCGCCTACTATGCCGCAGCGGGCTCTACCGTATCAGGTGAGACCCTGTTGCAGGCAGTCAACCATCCTGCGCTCACGGGAGATGTGACCTGCACCGCCGGCACGGTAGCGACTACGATTGCTGCTGCTGCCGTCACGAACGCCAAGATGGCGAACATGGCGGCCAGTACGATTAAGGGCAATAATACAGGATTGGCAGCTGCTCCACTTGATTTAACGGTAGCACAGACCACGGCGCTGCTCGCCATTTTCACGACCGCCTTGCAGGGCCTCGTGCCTGCGAGCGGTGGTGGTACCACCAATTTCTTGCGAGCGGACGGGACGTGGAACACGCCAGGGATCCCGATCAACAATCAGAGCGCGGCTTATACGGCTGTGCTCGGTGATGCAAACACTGCGATCACGCATCCAACTACAGATAATACGGCGAGGACGTTCACCATCCCAGCTAACGCCAGCGTGGCTTATCCGATCGGGACCACGCTCACGTTCGTCAACATGATAAACACGCTGACCATAGCCATCACGACAGACACCATGACGCTAGCAGGCGCCGGCACTACTGGCTCTCGAACCCTCGCTGCCAATGGCATTGCCACGGCGCTGAAGCTTACCTCGACGACGTGGCTGATCTCCGGGACGGGGCTGACCTGATGCCTGCCGCTGCTGCACTGTTCATGGATTACGGGGTTGCTGCTGGTCTCGACGCAGCAACGACGGCGTGGGCTGCGCAGGTTGTCACCAATGGCGGTACTGTAAGTGCTGGACGCAAGACAACAGTCAATAATCTGATTACCGGCCTAAAGTCGGATGGTGTCTGGACGAAGCTGGATCGGTTGTTCATATTGGCTGCTGAGAACACGCAAAGTGCACTTACTGATCTGAAGGGTCTAGCTTTAGCTGTAGTTCACAGCACGCCGACTTTTACCATAGATCGCGGGTATACCGGCACTGATGGCAGCACAGCGGTATACATAGACACTGGTTTTAACCCAAGCACGGCTGGTGGCAATTATACTCAAAATTCTGCGCATTTGTCTGTGTGGAGTAACAGCAATATAACGCCTTCGTCAGCAGGAGGGATCCTTACTGGTGGTGACGGATCTGGCGGCCTGCCTGCTTCAAACATATACGCACAATACTCTGACGGAAATGCTTATTTCAGGATCAACGATGCGGCCAACTCTGCCGGCACAGCGAACGCCAATTCCACCGGGCACTACATCGCCAGTCGAACCGGGGCCTCGCTCTCGGCTGGGTACAAAAACGGGAGCCTTTTTGCTACCCTGAACCAGACATCTGGCGCCCTCGCAAATATATCTGTTGTCATTCTTGCTACGCAGAACCCCTCTGGCGTAGGCCAGGGGTGCCCTCATCAGATCACAATGCAAAGCATAGGTGGCGGCCTCAGCGCGACAGATGCGAGCAACTTCTACAATCGTCTGCGGACCTACATGACTGCTGTGGGTGTGCCATAAAAGGAGAGAACAATGGCCGATGCGATCAGCTTCATCAATACCTACTCCGCGCAGATCAAAAGCTTTGTGGACATGTTGAAGGATCTGGAAACAAAGAACCAGCAGCTCACGGAGGATCCTAGCCTGATCACGCGCTACTTTGATCCGACGGCGACGCACCGGGAGGATATCGTCGCAGCCGACGTGACCGCTGCCCAGGACGCGATCGTGCAGCTGTTGTTCACCTACAACAGTGGCACGCCGACGACGGCTTCTCAGCTCCTGAAGATGTTTCCGTGACCGGCCTTCGAGCGGAGCAGCTGATATGAGGATTGTCATCAGTAGCGGGCATGGAAAGTACATTCGGGGCGCATCAGGCTCGCCGGTGCCACCACAGCTGGACGAGGTCGATGAGGCCAGGAGGGTGGTCGATAAGGTCGCCGGGTTCTGGCGTGACAGCGGCGTGGAGGTGGCTGTATTTCACGACAATACCTCGCACGATCAGAACACCAACCTGAACACGATCGTGAATTATCACAATAGTCATCTGCAGCCGCACGACCTCGACGTCTCTGTGCATTTCAATGCTTATGACGGCTCGGCACATGGCGTAGAGTGCCTGTATGTGACGCAGCAGTCTTTGGCCAAGAAGGTGTCGGACGCCATTGCGGCAGTGGGCTTCACTAATCGTGGACCAAAAAAGCGCACCGATTTGTTCTTCCTGAATAACACGCATGAACCCGCAATCCTCGTGGAAGTATGCTTCTGTGACCACACCGGCGACTCGAACACCTACCGCGCCAAGTTCAGCGACGTGTGCAAGGCTATTGCCGAGGCGATTTCGGGGCAATCGGTCACCGTGCCACCGCCTGATGGTGGGAGGCCGCCAATCGAGCCGCCGGTGCCACCGTCCGAGGTATCCAAGCCGGTGCTCGGCAAAGGCGACGAGGGGCCGTTTGTCGAGGACCTGCAGGACGATCTTAACCGTGAATTGGAGGGCTCTGACCTCACCGTGGATGGTGATTTCGGTGCGCTGACCGAGGATGCGGTAATGGATTATCAGCGTTCGCGCGGGCTCGACGTGGACGGTATCGTCGGCGAGCAGACCTGGGCCGCGCTCGACAGTCACATGCCGCCGTATGTGCCCCCTGGCACCCCGCCACCATTGAGCGATGAGCAGATGGATGCCATCTCGGCGATCGCGATCAATTCCAGAATTGCGAACTACAACTGGGACGATCGCGGCATCGCGCCCGATGGTTACGTGACGGGCTTTGCGCTGGCCTTCGCCAATACCTACCGGCAGCTGCTTGGCGGCTATTCTCCGGCAGTCGAGATGGCAAAAAAGAACTCGGGCAACAGCGAGAAGGACGTACTGCAGTGGTACTATACGCAGTATCGCGATGCTGGGATGGACAATACGAGGGATGGCCCCGATACGCTGCGGCATCTGTGGGCGCTGCTGATGGGGCTTGGCATGCGCGAGAGCTCCGGCCAGCACTGCTGCGGCCGCGATCAGAGCGCGGACAATACTTCAAGCGACACGGCAGAGGCGGGGCTGTTTCAGACCAGCTACAACGCGCACACGTGTTCGAGCGAGTTCGATGAGCTGATGCGCGCGTTTGAGGCCGGACAGCTGCAGGGTTTCCTGGCTCAGTTCGAGGATGGAGTGTCGTGCTCCTCCTCCGACTGGGACAACTATGGCTCGGGCGCAGGCGCGGTCTTCCAGGCTTTGTGCAAAAGCGAGCCGGCATTTGCCTGCGAGACGTGTGCGATCGTGCTGCGCAAACTCAGGCAGCATTACGGGCCAATCAACCGCGAAGAGGCGGAACTGAAGAACGACGCCGACGCGATGCTCAAGGCGGTGCAGGACTACATCGATACGCAGGAGGCAATTGCGTGACCCCTGGCCCAGTCGAAGAGGCAGGCCAGACCGCGCGCAGCTTCATCGATGCGCTCAAGGGACAGCCTGCGACCTTGGCCCTGATCATCGCCAATGCCGCCATGCTGGTCTTCATGTTCTACGCGCTGTCGAAAGCGGCGCAGTTCCGTGACAGCCTGCTGAACCAGCAGTTCGTCTATCAACGTGAGGTCAGCCTGCTGCTGGCCAAGTGCGTCGTGCCGCCGTGAGCCTGCGCCGCAGCACCCCTGTCGCTTTTCACCCGCGCGGTCTCTCCGACGCGCTGGACAGCTCCCTGGTGTTCTCCGGGGCGATGGCAGGGCTGCGCGACCTCATCCCGGATCCGTCCACGCGCGGGCTATGGCAGTGCCGGCCGGCGGCAATCCTCAATGCCAACATGGCGGGGGTCCATGGCGCGTTCAGCTTCGGCTTCAGCAGTGGGTTCGACAGCGGGCATCCCTCGATCTTTCCCGTACCGCTCGGTGTCGTTTCCGCCCTGCTGATCGTCGGTGATACCGCTTACGGCATGGTGGGCGCCGCCGGCTTTGATCAACCGTTCGCGGTCAATCTCAAGACCGGCGTGTTCATTCCCGTCACTGGTATCGCCACCAACCTTCCTACCACCCAACTGTCGAGCGGCGACTGGGTGCCGCCGACGATGGAGGTGATCGGCTCGACCGTGCTGGTCACGCATCCGGGCTTCACCGGGGCCAGCAATCACTGGTTCGGCACGATCGACATCTCCACTCCCACTGCGCCAGTCTGGGCCGCGGGCAATATCACCGGCACCGGCGGCTTCGCCTTTTCCGCCACGACCGGCCCGCCGGTGGCGGTGAAAGCGTTCAACGGGCGCGCCTACTGGGCGTTCAATCCGCCCTCGGGCCCTTCGGCGACCGTGTTTTCCGACGTGCTCGCGCCGACGGTGGTCACCAACTCAGGCGCGGTACAGATCATCACCTATGACGACAACGTGCCGATCACTGCGCTCGGCGCGCTGCCTTTGTCCAATCAGCTGGGCGGCATCATCCAGTCCCTGATCGTGTTCAAGGGCGTCACCAACATGTATCAGATAACCGGTGACATCGCGTTGGGACCAGGGCCGCCGCTCGGCACGCTGACCAAGAACTCGCTCAACGTGGCCACCGGCACGTTCGCCCCCAACTCGCTGGCGTCGACACCCAAGGGGCTCGCCTTCGCCGCGCCCGACGGCATCCGCATCATCGATTTCAATGCCCAGGTATCTGATCCGATCGGCAACGAGGGCATGGGCAAGACGCTGCCTTTCCTGTTCGCCGTCTCGCCTTCACGCATGGCTGCCGCTGCCAACGGCACGATCTATCGGATCAGCGTGCAGGACGGCTCGATCAACGGCTCGCCGACTGTGGAATACTGGCTGGATTTCTCCCGTGGCGGTGTCTGGTCAGGACCACACTCGCTCCCGGGGCGCGTGATCAAGCCATACAAGAATACGTTCATGACGTCGCCCTACGCCGTGTCTACCGGCTTGGCCACCGCAGGTCCGGTGTCGTCGGCCACGCTCTACGCCTCGGACTATCTGCAGACCCTGCAATCGACCTTCGTCGAGAACAGTGCGGCGATGTCCTTCAACTGGCTAAGCTCGCTCCTGCCCGACACCGATCAGATGAGCGAGAACGCCATGATCGAGACCACGATTTATTTAGGCCTGCAGGCCGGTGCGGCGTATACCGTTCAGGCGCTCAACGAGAGCAGCTCGGTGCTCGGTTCAGTCACCTTGGCCAATATCGCCAACCCCTCGATCTGGGGACAGTTCAACTGGGGCCAGGAGGCATGGGGCGGCCTGCCGTCGGCGCTGTTCCCGCAACGCCTCGCGTGGTCCAAGCCCGTCGTGTTCCGGCGCATGGCCATGAACGTGATGGGTCCATCATCGCAACAATTCAGGATCGGCACCATGCATCTGAAATACGAGCAGCTGGGTTACCTGCAGCAGCCGTTCGGGAGTGCCGCATGAAAAAGCTTGCCCTCCTCTTCCTCCTTCTTCTTGCCAGCTGTCGCGAGGCGACAGCTGGCGTGCCGTGCTCGCTGCCGTTCAATTTGCAAAATGGTCAGCCGGCGGATGCAACGCAAGTCATGGCGAACTACAACGCTTTGGTTGCCTGCCTGGGCAATGCCGCGGCGGCCGGCATCAATACCGACATCCAGGCGCTCACCGGGCTGACCACGCCCTTGATCCCATCGCTCGGAGGCACGCAGACCTTCGTCGCGACCGCGCCTTCGGGCGGATCAAACAATGCGCAGACTATCGCTGCTACTACGCCTACCGGATTTGCTGCGACCAGCGGATTTACCGTGGTCTTCGTCGCCGGGTTCACCAACAGCGACGCCACCACGCTGACGGTGGGGGCTTCGGCGCCGATCAGCATCCTGCGGCGCACGTCGGACGGCCTCCTGCCCTTCGCAGGCGGCGAGCTGATCGCGAACACGATGAGCGTTGCCACTTACGATGGCACGCAGTTCCAGTTGATCAGCAGCACGCAGGTCCCGATCGGGACCGTGCTCACCACGCTGTTCACGGTCCCCGACAACGGGTTCATCCTGATGGCAGGCCAATGCGTCAACAGCATCGGTTCGCTCAATTCATTGTGGAAAAAGATGGGGCAGCCAGGACAGCAGTTCTGTCCCAACCCGGGCTTCTTCCCGTTGCCGGACGGCCGCGGGCGCTACATCGCCATGATCGACAGCGGCGGCACCGGACGGATCACGCCGCCCAACTGGGATGGTTCGATCCTGGGTAATTCCGGCGGGCAGCAGATCCTGCCGCAGTCAGCACTGCCCAACACTCCACTGTTTTACGGCGGCATTGGCGGCAGCCCCGCCCCATCACAGAATGTTACCGGTACCGTCAGCGGTGGAAATCTGGTAGGTGGAGCTGGCAGCTCCTTGTCCGGCGTGTCCGCCAATATCATCGAGGTGGCGCCGACGTGGACCAATACAGGCGCGCAGGCCGGACAAACCAGCTCGCTCAATGGTAATACGGGACAGACTGGCAGCCTGCCGCCCACGCTCATGCTCAACCGGCAGATCAAATACTGAAGGAGGTTCTCATGGACAGACCCAGGCACACGCACTCGCCGTCCGGTCACGCCGGACATCCGGAGACCAAGCTTCATCAGAAGGGCATGCACCGCAAGGCGCCCTCGGCAGTCGAGCCGCACCCCAAGGGGCCCTCGGTCAATGCCGGCGATCGACCCAATCCGCACTACGTGCCGTCTGTTTCCGTACCGGGACCGCGCAACGCCTGAATAGGAGGGCGTCATGTCCTTCTTCAACCCGCCGGCGGCAAACATCAACCTGCCGTCGCCGTCGCAATTTCCGACCAACCTTTTCAATTACGATCCTTCGCAGATCGCGCCGACGCAGGGCAGCCTGCTCGGCGGCCTCCAGAACCTGGGCAACTACAACGTCGGCGCCGGCTTCCTGCCGCAGGCGACCAACATTGCCGGCGGCATGATCAACGATCCCTTTGCGGGGATGGCGCTCGGCATGTCGCAGGGGGCCGCCAACCTGGGCATGGGCGCTGCGCAAAATCAGTACGCCGCCGGCGGCAACATCTATCAGACGGCGATGGACCCGCAGAGCCTGTTATACAACAGGATGTTTGCGCAGAATACCGAGCAGGCGCGCGCCAACGCCAGCGCTGCGGGGCTCGGCACCACGCCGCTCGGTGCTAGCTCGGTCGATTGGGCCAATCAGAATTTCAACATCAACTGGCAGAACGCCCAGCTGCAGCGGGAGATCTCGGGCGCGCAGGCCGCGAGCCAGCTGCAGGGCGGCGCGGCGCCGCTCTATCAGCAGTCCGGGATGTACCCCTGGCAGACGGGCCAGCAGATCGGGCAGGCCAACCTGGGCACGATCGGCAACCTGACCAACCTTGGCATCAACGCCGCGCAGATCCCCGGGCAGCAGATTGCCGGCTGGCAGCAGTCGATCCCGACGATGGCGGGCCTGCAGCAGCAGGCCTACGGCCAGCAGCAGGGAAACTACATGGACGCGGTCGCGCTCGCGCAGCTCCAGCTGCAGCAGAACCAGCAGAGCTGGAACCAGCAGCAGCAGATGTTCAGCGGGCTTGGCAAGGTGCTTGGCGGTGTCGGCGGCTTCGCACTTGGCGGCATGCCGGGGGCGGCGATCGGCTCAAACATCTTCGGCGGCAGCAGTCCCACCGGCACCGGTTGGGGCAGCAATCCCTTCGCGGGGTTGAGCAGCAAACCATTCGGTCAGCCGTAAGATGTTTTCCCCCCTCGGCGCACTCGGAGCACTCGGCGGCGGCGCCATGACGGGCGCCGAGACCGGGTTCGACCTGTACCAGAAGCTGCAGGACGCCGAGAGCAACCGGATCGCCATGCAGATGCTCAGCGGTGTCGGTGGCATGGGTGGCTTGGGCGGCGGCTATGGTGGGGCCACAGCCCCCTCCGGTCCGCCCCCGCCACCGACTGCCGGCCCGATGTCCACGCCCTCGGCTGCTGCGCTTGCGCGCGGGCTCCCTTCGGTACAGGGCTCGCCCATGATGGGTCCGGGCGGAACCATGATGCCGGGAGGACCCATGGCCGGCGGCATGGTGCAGCCGCAGGCGCCCGGTCAAGGCCTGCCGCCTGGAATGATGGACCCGTCCGCCATGAGTGCCCAGCAGGGTCCTATGGGCGGTGCACCCATGGGTGGTGGCGCAGGGGGGCCGCAGATGACCGGCTCGATGCCCATGTTGCCGCAGCAGATGCAGCCGACGGCGCAGGCGCCGCGCATGAGCGTACAGCCGGCGCCGCTCGCTGCTGCACGTGAGCGGGCGCGCCAGGAGCTGGAGAGCACGCCGGGGCTGCTGCGCCGGGTGGACGAGCTAACCACTGCCGAGGTGGGCAAGGATCCGCGGGCGCGGCAGATGTTCATGGAAGACATCATCAACGCTTCCGCGGCAGAGAACGTGCCGCTTTCGGCGGTGCTGGAAAACAGGAAATATTTTCCGGAGGAAACCTATGCCCGTGCCCGGCGCGAGGGGCCTGCAGGGATGGGCGTGACGCCGGCCATGTTCGATCCGATCAACCCGTCCAACCTGACCAATTTTGGCACCGGCAATGCCTCGTTCAATCCGAAGACAGGGCGCTGGGTCGGGTTTCAGAAGGGGCCGCAGACCGCGTTCTATCGCGGCGAAGAGCACGGCATCGAACGGCCCCATCTGCCGTGGGCACGCGCGCATGGTTACGCCGGCCCCGACACCACTGCGCTCGGTCCGCGCGGACCACAGGGCCCGGGCGGGCCGACGGGCGACATCGGCACGCTCAAGCCGGAAGACATCATGCGCTCACAGCAGACCGGCTACGGTCCGCTCGACGTTGGGCAGATGGCGCGCCGGATCGAGCAGACGTCGCCCAACGCTTCGCCCATGGCCAAGTTCAAGGCCATGCAGAAGGTCGCGCAGCTGATGAACCAGAACGGGCAGCAGCAGCTTCAGCAGCTGCATTGGATGATACAGAACGAGCAGCGCGAGCGCTTCCACGCGGACACGGAGCGCAAGGCCGATGAGCGTGCGGGCCGCGCGCAGGAAGGTCTCGACCTCCGCGAGCGCACGCAGCTGCGCAACAGTCAATACGTCAAAACTCAGGAACGGCAGCTCAACAAGGCGGCGGACAATCTGACTGCGACCGATCTGCGGGTGGAGAAGATCAAGGGTCATATCGCCGCGCTTGAGCCGGTCCTGCGGCAAGTGCAGATCACCGGCAACACCACGGTCGACACTTGGCTGCAGGAGGCGCGCAGCAAGCTGGGCTGGAGCGAGCCAATCTATCAGCAGTACAAGACCCAGCTGAACAATCTGGTAACCGAGATGGCGGCCCTGAACCAGCAGTCGCTGGGCTCGCTCACAGTAAGCGCGCGCGAGGACGCCAAGCAGATGGCCCACGGCGTGATGACGCCGGGGATCTTGAAAGCGATGGGAGAGGCGGTAAGGATCGAGAGTGGGGTGACGCGCAGCTCGATCAAAAAGATTGTCGACAAGCATCAGAACAACATCAATCACTACATGCGCTCGAAGGGTGAGATCCCGGAAGAGCCGAAAGAGGAGGAGGCAGCGGCGGCGCCGGCAGCTGCAGCTCCTGCAGTGCGCAAATACAACCCTGACACCGGGAAGATCGAGTAATGCCCGCGCAGACCATCGACGTTCCGGGGCATGGTCTGGTCGAATTTCCCGAAGGCATGGACGACGCGGCCATCGTCAAGGCCATCAAGGGGCTTGACGCACCTGCGCAAGGCGGGGGGTCGCCGGTGCATGACTTTTTCTTTGGAGGCTCCACCGGTGCCGGCGGGTCGTTTGCCCGTGCCACCCAGAACCTTCCCGGCAGCGCAGAAGGCGTCGCCACCGGCTTG